CGCCCACCTGCAATCGGAAGTCACTTGCTAATAAGAAGACAGCAAAGACACATAACACCACAACGAAACGCCTATGGGCGTTGCATATGAATCACGACGGGAATTTGTTTTAAGATGGCAAAAGTGTACGCACCTGGATGCACGCCTGTCTTTATCAAGGTTGGCTAGACCCCGTCCAGGAATATCGGAAAGTGCCAAATACATACCAGCCCCTATCAATTCATGGGTTGTTCAGATAGCTCCTAGCTTACGCACAGGCAGGCACCTACTAGACCCAAACATATCAAGAGTTTATCAGCACTCACCTAAATTTCAGTTGCACACATCACCACCGAATTATACCCACCAACTTTACCTACAAGACCGTCGGAAGCATGACACTTTGATCGGACTGGTCAGTCCACCTCCAATCCCACTCACTAGGCATGTCCACAGGGACAGTCGACTCTAAATCCCAATCCGACAAATACTCTTCGATTGAGCACTGTAATGTCGGATCAAGACCAAAAGCTTTCATGAATGAGAATCTGGCTTCAGTTTCAACTATGACTGGCTTCACACTATAGAGAACATTTTCGAAATCAGGCACTCGCAATTCCATACGAGCTCGGTATTCAAGTCCATCAGCCAAATCAAGGCGGAGTTGTTTCTCCCCCCTACCCATCCGAATAAGGGCAAGGGCATATGCCTGAAGAACAGGCACGCCTTTATTTTCAGCTAACAAACAAGATCCAACGGCGGTGAGCATTGGGCGGACAAGCCTGGGGTTGTTCCAGTGCTTGACTCCAGAAGTAGAATGGCTAAGGACTTTTCTCCAGTCCCTCACCATTTTCCACCCATTACATATCTTAACCGGCCGACTCTGACAGAAGATCACATCTTCAATGCTATCTGCAATGTGGTCCACAGTTAATTCTTGGCCAATAGAAAGAAAACCCTCCACAAAGGTCATACGAACGATGGCTGCTGCCTTCCGTTCACAATAAGCCGTCATATCATCCCCGTCCACTAAGAACGTTACCTGTTTTCGGAAATGTTTTGGAAGTCTTTTACGGCACAGTTCTGCCGCGGCAACTGCAATAGCAGAATTACCACCGCCGGTATTGGGGTGACCGCTGCAACGCTTGTCCATACCCCACCGCAACCCAAGTCTGG